ACCATGTTTTCAAAGTGTTTTGTTACTATCATGTTACTAATCAAAAGAAAAAGACTTCCCTTTGACAAATTCTTCAAGGGCATATCTCATTGCATCCATCAAGTGGTTAAAGTCATCAATAGGGATGTTCAACTTCTTTCCAAACTTATCTGTATCCCAGGTGTAGTTGCTGATTTCAGTTAAGAAGTTCACGCACCTTGGATGAATGATAATCTTGAAGTCCTGGATGAAGTCAATGCCATTGTTTACACTGTCTTTGCCTTTTCTTGCAGCAGTGATGTTGGAAATGCCAAGTTCACGCAGTCTGTCAATGGACTTCGGTTCTGCTGAATCTGCTCTGATTCGTTCCTTTCGGTATCCCATATTTGTGACTTCCTTTGCAATTGCTTCATTAGACATACCTTTTTTATACATTTCATCAAACACATAAATGACCTTGCCTTTTAAGTCAATCATTCCGCACCATAGGGCAGAAGGGTCATTTGTGTAACCAAAGTCAAGACCGAAAGCTGACTTGATACCCTTTGTCTGCCTGATTTCTTCCAGGCTGAAAGCTTTTTCTTCCCAGTTCTCAAATATAAGACCCTCAACAATTCCCCAGTCACCAAGACCTGCAACCCTGTACCTTCGGGGATTGTTTTTCTTCATTGTTTCAAAGACCTTTCTATCCGCTGCATCCAACCATTCATTGCACATGTAATTGGTTGTCAGTGCAAGAATATCAGGGTCAGGGGGTGCATCAAAGAAACGCTTCTTTATCCAGTGATGTTCATTCCATGGGTTGAAGGTCATTGTTATCTGTTTGAACAAGCCTTCTGGAACTTCACCACGAATGGATTCATCAAGCATGTCAAAATCAGATTCTTTCATGATTTCATATGCTTCTTCGCATTGTGTTACGGGCAAGCCGCTTCCGCTTGCCCTCTATATGTTTCCATATAGAGCAGACTATATCTTCGCACTTCCGGAGAAGTGTGCCTCCCGTTTCGGATTCGCTTGAACCCTACTCTACTAACAAAAAAAGCACCCTTGTGGATGCTTTTCTGCTTTCGATAGTCGTTGAACGTTCTACTTGACATTTTTATAAGCCTTACCGTTTATAATCAATCCTATTACCCTATTTGTCACACCGTATATTTTGCCAAGTGCAACCGTTCCAAATTCTTTGCTTTGTGGAACATATAGTTTTCGGATTTCTTTCACTTGTTCATCGGTAAGTTTTGCATTGGAATTTTCAGAACCAAGCCTTGAAGTTTTTAATCCCATCTTGTAAGCGTGAACCATTTGTTCTTTCCTGTCAACCCATTCAAGATTTTCAACAATGTTGTTCTGTTTGTTTCCATCTTTGTGATTGACTGTGCTTTTGCTTTCAGGATTTGGAACGAATGCCTCTGCTACCAATCTGTGAACTCTCGCCGTCTTGTCTCTTCCTTGGTGTATCAGCCTTACTTTCACATATCCGTCATGCGTAAGGCTTGTGGAGCGGATTTTCTCTTTCCTTAGAGTAGTTCCGCACCAACCGCCAAGGCTCTTCACACATCCTTGATTGCTCACTTGGTAGAAGCCCTCATATCCCTTGATGTCCTTCCAGACTTCTTTCATGGTATCACCGTCCTTACCTGTATTTCGTAAGTATATGATACCATAACCATTTATTATTGTCAAGTAGCTTCGCTGCTGATTGCCCTCGTCTTTACGTTAGGGTGTTCCAGCAATTAGAGAAGTTTATTTTTATGATGTGAACCGATAATGTTAATCCACATCCAACACAGGCAACCAACTTCAACAGTGATAGAAGTGACTTTCAATGGGTCATCAAGACCCCTGAAATAAATCTTCTGACCTGTGGGAATGTAAGTCATTTCAAGCGGTGATTCAGTGATTTTCCAAAATTCCTGAACACACAACCTGTTGATTGCCCATTTCAATTCAGTGAAACAGGAATCCTTGATTGTTCGGAAAGTCTTTCTTATCACCAAGGTATTTGCATCAGGATATTTCATCATATTAGTTATATACCATAATGCAGCAGTCTTTGATTTTTTAGATGCTCTTGAACCTTTTACAATTCTGTATCTGCCTTTGAACTTCCAAAACTTGTTGTATTTCTTTCCAACAACTTTCTTCAATGAAATGTTCAACTTTTGCATGTTCATCACCGCCTTTTTATGGTGCAATAAATGCAAGATGCTGAAAACACAGGCTTTGTCAATAATTTTGTTACTAACCTGTTACTATTCATCATCTTCATCATCCAGGTCATCTTGAATAACAACAGGAATTGCACCAATGATGTTCATATTATCTTTGTACAACCCATATCTTTTCCCAAGAAGTTCAGCAGCTTTCATTTTGTCTTTTTCATCAGGTGCTTTCATCATTCTTCTTGCATCTGAACATCCTTCACCAGTACCTTCAATCACAATAACTTCTGACATAGATTCACCACGCAAAACAGAAGTTAAGTACATCATGACTTCTGATGCATCTGCAATATTTTCATTGTGAACCTTTTCAAGCTGTTCTTCTATATAGTTTTGAACTTCAACATTCTTCAACAATCTCTGTCCTTGACTATATGCTGTCTTTTCACTATAACCTGCCCTGATTGCAGCCTGTGTTGCATTTGTATCAACTAAATATTCATCTGCAAACACTTTCTGCTTCTTTGTCAGTGCCATCTGCAACACCGCCTTTCAATCAAAGTAAAAAATAGCAGCATTTCTGCTGCTATTTCTTCAAGTATAAATAAACCATGAATCAATAGTGACATACAAGGACATTTCATGTCATCTTTTTGGAATAACTACATTCTGTAATGCTGCTGAATGTATTCTATGTATCTGTTTAATAGAATAGTTCATAATTTCAGCAGTCTTTTCCCAGGTTAAAAATTCAATATACCTGCATCTTAACACAAGCCTTTGGTCAGGACTTTTCACCGCTTCAATAACATCATGAATTTCCTTTTTCAAATCAACAAAGTGGTCTATTTCATCATTGATTTGCTTTTCAAGGTCAACAATTTTTGCAATAATATTTGAAATTCTATCCCCTGGAAGCTTGCCCCCTTGAACTCTTTCCTTTGAAAAATCTGTACTTGGAACACTTGTTGAAAGAAGCCTTAACTGTTCAACTTCTCTGATGTGACTATTTATCAATTCATTCAGGCGGTATGCCTGTCTTAAATATTGCTTTGGTGTCATATTATCATCCTTTCTTCAATACTTTCATCTGTTACACATCAATGTTACAGTTACACTTAAAATGTTACGGTTGTATTTTTCATGTGTAACACCTTCAAAGTCAGACACATCAATACTTTCACAGGTTAAGTGTTACACTTGTTACAGTTATACTTCTTATATAGTTATTTTTTATGAAATCATTAAAATTTAATGATTATAAAAAACACTAATATTGTTATTAAGTTAAAAACAACCGTAACATGTGTAACATGTGTAACAACCCTGTATTATCAAGGCTTTCATTGTTACACTTGAAAAATTCAACCGTAACATAACCATAATAAACTGTAACATTGATTACTTTTGAAAGTTAATTTTCAATAACCTTTGATGCATACATATCAGCAGTGTGAGTGAATAACACATTCGGATACTTTCTGATTGCCTTGTCAAAGCCTCCCCAGTCATCCCTGTTATAAGCACCCATGTGATACCTGATGCACAAGATTTCTTCTTCTGTCAATGTGATGAACTGTGACAGCAGCATGATTGACTTATCACCATGCCCTTTCAGCAGCACATCAGATGCATGTTCAAAGTGTGCTTCTTCACCTTTCACTTCACCAGTTCCCATCATCACCTGACCTTCTTCATCCACAACCTTGATGTATTCATCTATCTTGCACAGGTCATGGAACATGCCAACAATCCAGGGTGATTCATTCCGCTGCCACTGTAAGTTCAGGTTTTCGGTCATCCACATCAACCTGTCTGCAACATTGGTTGAATGGTCATACAGTCCACCTTCATAATTTCCATGATACTTTGTGGATGCAGGGGAAAGGAAGAACCCATTGTCAGCCAAGTAATCTGACAGGTCATCAGGTATAGATGCAGGTTTCATTCTGCTGAACTGGTTCATTCTCTTAATCATTTCTTTCATTTAAAGTTACCCCCTCAATATCTAATCTGAATACATTTTGTTACAGTAATCTCGCCATTGCGGATTTTTAATCTCTTTGTATAAATTACATGCATATGATTGAACCGCTACCTTGAAATATCCACTTTTTTTGTTCTCACATATCCTAAGCTTTGGGTGCATTGGAATCCCTTTGTAAATTGCATAAATACAATCTCCACATCTGTTCATTTTTGAAATATTCATTTGAAGCACCTTCCTGTCTTTTTATCTTTTATTTCAATTCGGTTCAAAAGTTCAAAACCACTTTCATTTATGATGAACTTTAACACCTTAATCAGAAAGTTGACTTTTGATTCCAGTTCAACATCTTCTTTGATTATTGGTTTCAATGCTTCATATGCTGTTGGGTCAGGACATCCGCTTGCATTGAATTTTGGGTTTTTATTTGCCACTTGCTGCACCACCTTTCAGATAAGTATTCAATTCAGGCTTGTTTTGACAAGTCCAAATGCAGCAAAGCAGATTCCAAGCAAATGCCCTGTCATGTGGTTCATCATTGTCACCACGAATCCATTTCAGATAATGCCTGACCGCTGAATCAATGTAACAATACGCAGGAATGCCTTTTCGCCAGTTGTTGTCACCATACTTCTTTGCACCTTCTTCAAAGTGGATGGACACTTCAAGCATCATGTCAGAAAGTTCTTTTTCCTTGCTGTCATATTCAGTGATTTTGCCATTTTCATCTTTGGTCATATAGATGCTCGAAAATTCTTTTAGTGCATCAAATAGGGGGATGACATCACCTGTGCTTTTGAACTCATGAATCCGCATTAACTCTTTTAACCCCATCAAGTCAGCAACTACACCCAGGGGAAGAAGGTCACACCTTCCTTTGCCTTCCTGAATATCTCTGACTGCACCACTTTCAAACTTTCTTCTGTTCCCACTGTCTTTGATGGAAGGTGCTTTTTCACAACTGATGCAAACCTGCCTTCCCTCTGGAACATATTCACCGCACATTACACATGTATCCACTTACACCACCCTTTCTTTTACCTTGGAACAAATAATCTGTGGGTCTTGTTTCCAATCCTTTTAACAACAACTTGCATGTTCAAAATTCTGTTGATTTGCTTTGAAAATTCAATGTTTGACATAGGTTGCAGATTATTTGCCAAGCAATATTCTTGGTATCTCTTGTAAACATCCTTTGTTGGTTCATTTTCAATCTTGAATTCATCATCCATTTCAACTTCCCTGATGAAACCAAGAATTGGGTTGTTACTTTCTTCATATTCTTCAAGTTCTTTTTGAACTTTTTCTGATTCGCTGAACTTCTTGGTTTTAAGAACTCTTTTCAAACCTTTCAAACCAAGTTGAATCAGATATTCCATTGATTCCTGTGACCGCAGCATATCACCAATATGTGGGTCATGGTCATGGTCATCAACAGTAAACCTTGCATCAAATGGAACAATAATCAACCGCCTTAATATTGCAGCAGAATCCCTTCCTTTACCCATCCTTGGAATGTTGTTTGCAGAAAAGAACAGCTTCACATAAGGTTCAAATTCAAATTTTGGTTGACCTTTTTGTTCAGCATCAATGGTTTCACCAGTGACTATTTTCTTGAAGATTGAAGCATCCATGATGAATTCATCAGATATGTCATCACCTATATTGGCAAGCTTTCCAAACAACATTACTGTGCTGAATCTGTCACCAAGCTTTTTCAAGTCCAGGGATGAAACATTGTGCTTTCCAAGCATGTGCTTCAACATGTTCAGATAAGTTGATTTTCCGTTGCTTCCTGTACCAGTTAAGATAAACGCTTTTCCCAGTTCATTTCTTCTGAACATACAGAATCCCGCTGCTTCTTCAAGTAATGCCCTTATGTTCGGGTCATTGCAAGCAATCTTGTCAAGGGTTTTATCTGTGAGTTCACAATAAGCATGTGGGTTGTAATCCCATTCGATTCTGTTTGTAATTACAATGTCAGGTGAAAAAGGGGTGAAGCTATCATCTTTTATGTTCAGAATGCCATTTCTGAAAGCAATCATGTGGGCAGGGGATGCAGGGGTGTTTTCACGAATCATAATTTCCAGGTATGCCAAAACTTCTGCCCTTTTTGCCCTGTTAAGTTGGGGGATATGTTTAATCATTTCAGATTCAATTTCCATGTATCCGCTGATATAAACCCCATCCCTGTAAAGATGCAATTGGTTGTTTATCCTGATAATGTGATGGTTGTTTTTCAAATAAGTTGCAAATTTATCAAAAAGGAAGGTTGTACCTTTGAAAAACACTGGTTTCTTGAAAGCATCATCACGCAGTATCACTTCTAATTCATCATCTGATAATGGAACTTTTAGAATGTATTTGTTTATAAGCCTGAT